GAAAGCGACGGTTCCACGATTTACTTCATCGCCACTGACGTCAAAGACGACTCTGCTGATCAATCCAAGATTGAGATTGGTACAGTTGAAGATGGCAAGGAATTCAAAGTTGTGATGAAAGTCGAAAACTTCAAACTGCTTGAAGGTTCGTATGATGTTGCCATTGCCAAGAAAGGTCTTGCTCGCTTCAAGCATAAGTCCGTCGATATCACTTACTACATTGCAATTGAAGCCGCAAGTTCAACCTTCGGAGAATAATCATGGCACTTGATAAAGCAAAGGTTCTGGGATGCCTTCAAGAAATCTCAAACTCTCTCACACGCATTGAGGCTGAACGTGATCTAATTAAAGAGATTCTTCAGAAGATGCAAGACGAATGTGAGATTCCAAAGAAGTTGGCTCGTAAACTGGCACGTGTTTACCACAAACGTAATTATGAGGAAGAAGTTGCAGAACAGAGCGACTTCCAAACCATTTACGAGAACGTGGCTAAATAAAAATATTGGGGCGCAACTATTCTTGTTGACAACACAATCCGCCAGACTGCCGTTGTGAGGGTTCACCTCCTCCGCTCCATCTTCTCTTCGGAGTTATATTATGCATAAAGATGATCTAAAAGTATTAGTTGTTATTCTCTTATTTGCCATCTTCGCTTTGGTTAATACGTTTTTTCTCTGGGTTCCTGCATCAGCACCACCTGTGATGTTGGTGTTGTTCGTTGCACTTTATTCGATATGGGAGCATAAGTATGGCAACAAGGCGTAATTTTTTCAAGTATCTTGGTCTTGCTGGTGGTGTTGCTGGCGGTGGTATTGTAGCCGCCGCCGCTGTTCTTCCTGATGCTGATAAGTGTGAAGCAATAAAAGAAATTCAAGCCGCTGGTTACAATGGCAAGTTAAACATTGGTACTGAGTATGGTGAACTTGCACCACCAAATGGCACAATCAGTTGCGGTCCACGTTTTGTTCCAGGAACGCAAAAGCATGTAACCGCAAGTATGACCGTCGGTCCTGATGGCGAGATGTACTTGATGACAAACGGAAAATGGCGTAGGATTGTCACGGAGTAACAATCTTGTATAAATAGAAGCGCAGGTCGCGATGCGTCAACATCCACCTGCTCTAATGCTAAAGAGGAGCACCAGCATGTCTATTTATACCTACCATTCAGCAAAGAAATTTTGCGAAATTCTTGGAATAGAATTCCAAGAAAACCCATCAATCAGCGATCAACTTATAGACGAAGGCGCAGATCTGACTAACAATAAATGGGGTCAGATGTGGGGCAATCAAGTCAATAAAGGGCGAATTCCATGGAACAAAGATAAGCCATGGAATGAAGAAGTCAGAAAAAAACTATCAGCAGCAAAGCAAAATTGTTATGGTGATAAGAACAATTTTTATGGTAGAAAACACTCTGATGAAACAAAACAGTTGATGTCAAGCCTAAAAAAAGGTATACTAACTGGACCTTGTTCAGAAGAAAAGAAAACGAACATTGCAAAAGCAAGGGTTGGTAAACGATGGTATAAAAATATTGATTCGAGTGAATGTGTTTGTTGTTATCCTGGAGAAGAACCGATCGGTTGGATTCCAGGAATGGTGAAAAAGAAATTGGAGAATATATTATGAAAGAATCTCTCTGGGTAGAGCGACACAGACCAAAAACTGTAGAGGAGTGCATTTTACCAGATGAATTGAAAAAGACTTTTCAATCATATGTCGATAGAAAGGAAGTCCCCCACTTATTGCTTTGTGGAAGCGCAGGAACAGGTAAGACTACTGTCGCTCGAGCAATTTGCGAAGAAATTGGATGCGACTATTTGTTGATCAATGGTTCTGATGAGAACGGCATTGACACTTTTAGAATGAAGATAAAAAATTATGCTTCTGCAATGTCATTGAGTGGTGGCAAGAAAGTCATCATTATTGATGAGGCTGATGGTTTAAATCCAAATAGCGTTCAGCCAGCCATGCGTGCTGCTATGGAAGAGTTTGCGCATAACTGTACTTTCATTATGACTTGCAACTTTAAGAATCGTATCATTGAACCTTTGCATAGTCGATGTGCTGTAATTGAATTCAAGTTGCGCAAAGAAGATAAGCCAAAGATGGCAATGGCGTTCATGAAACGTGCATCAGAAATTCTTACTACAGAAAAAGTTCCATTTGACAAATCTGTCCTCGCTGAAGTTGTCAAGAAACATTTTCCAGATTATCGTCGCGTTCTGAATGAGTTGCAGCGTTACAGTGTCAGTGGTAAGATTGATACTGGTATTCTGACGAGCATTGCTGATGTATCTTTGAATGATCTTGTCACATCCCTCAAAGATCAAAACTTCAGCGCGATGCGTAAGTGGGTTGCTGATTTCGGTGGCGATGATCCTGCGAAAATTTATCGTAAGATTTATGATAGTCTTTACGACATTATGGATAAGTCTACGATTCCGAATGCTGTCTTGATTCTCGCCAAGTATCAATATCAATCGGCTTTTGTCGCAGATCAGGAACTGAATCTCACCGCATGTCTCACTGAGATGATGGTGGAGTGTAAGTTCAATGGCTGATCTATTTAAAGAAATTATCCCGTCGATTCTGCAGACGAAAGAATATGCTCTCCTGACGGAGCAGGACGAAAAATCATATTCCTCATTTATGGTGAATCGAGCACTCTCGTTTCATCGAGATACCGCTCTGATCGCGAACGAGATGAATAAGTATCCGAATCTCGACAATAAACTCAAATATGATTTTCTCCTAAATATAATACGAGCCCAGAAGCGCCAATATAGTAAATGGCACAAAAGGGTTAAGAGCAGCGATTTGGATGCGGTCAAAGAATATTATGGATACTCCGATGCAAAGGCAGAGGAAGCATTAAAAATTCTAGACGACGCTCAGATCGATTTGATAAAAAAACAATTATATAAGGGTTAGAACATGAGCGTTGATAAACTAGTTGAAGTCACTCTTGAGCAACAAGATGACTTTTTGAAAGTGCGCGAGACTCTCACTCGCATTGGTGTGGCTGCAAAAAATGACAATATTCTCTATCAATCCTGCCACATTCTCCATAAACAAGGTAAGTATTATATCGTTCATTTCAAAGAACTCTTTGAATTAGACGGTAAGCCATCCAATATGTCAGACAATGACATTCAACGTCGCAACACGATTGCGAATCTAATGGCTGAGTGGGGTTTGGTAAAACTCGTCGATCCAGATAAGACAAAGGATAATGTCGCACCATTAAGCCAAATCAAGATTCTTCCATTCAAAGAGAAAAACGATTGGCAATTGGTCTCAAAATATACAATCGGGAAGAAAAAGAAGGAAGGTTGATTTATGATTGTGATGAATGTGTATAAACTTCGTGATGATATTGAACTTCCAACATACGGCACTTCTTTAGCAAACTGTTTTGATTTGTCATTCCAACCAACATCAAATGTTGTAACTGGATATGACTCATTCAACGCACCTATTGAACGAGATGTAAACGGATTTGGAGAAATCTCCATCTATCCAGGCGATCGTCTTTTGATTCCGACTGGATTAATTTTCAAGATCGAACGTTATGTTACAATTGAAACATTTGCAGATATTGCACGACATGATGATGAACTTCCACTTCAGAATTACAGCATTCGCCTTCATCCTCGTTCAGGACTTTCGCTTAAGAAAGGATTGATCCTAGCGAACTCGGAAGGAATCGTTGATGTTGATTATCAAGAAGAAGTGTTTGTGCTTTTGACAAACATTTCGAAGATGCATCAGACAATTCGTCGCGGTGATCGCATTGCTCAGGCTGAAGTTATTACCAATAGCCAATTTGCTTTTAAAGTAATCGCATCAAAACCAGAAAAACATTCTGAAAGATCTGGCGGATTTGGCAGCACAGGTGTTAATGCTGCCTAAATAGAATTGGATGCCCATAAGGGGTCCATAACTATAAACTTGCTTATTAAAGGAGTACACAAATGACAAATATCACTACACTCACATCCGCATACGGACTCGATCGCCTTCTTCCAACCGCTCTTGGGTTTGAAAATGCTTTCGCTGCTCTCGATAATGCTGCTCATCTACTTACAGCATCTCAAACTGCATTTCCTCCAGTGAACATCGTCAAGAAAGACGAATATAATTTTATCATTGAACTTGCAGTTGCTGGATACAAACAAGATGAGATTGAAATCACTGCTGAGAGAAACTCTCTCAAAGTCACAGGCAAAAAGGCTGAGGAAGAAGAACGCAACTATCTTGTAAAGGGTATTGCTGGTCGTAAGTTCTCACGCCAATTTGTTTTATCAGACACAGTAGTGGTTCGTGATGCAAATCTTGCTGATGGCATTCTTTCTATTGAATTAGAAAATGTCATTCCTGAAGAACAGAAACCTCGTAAGATTGATATCAAATAACCATTGAGATTATATTATGATTGTTGGGGGAGAGAATTCTCTCCCCCATCTAAGTTTAGCAGATTCTCGCATTTTATTTCTAGTTTCTTCTGATATGACTCTTCGTTTATTTGCTTCGCCAATTTTTCTTCGAGTTTCTGTAGAATGAGGATTTCTTGTGCGAGTTTTTTGAGTTTGACTTATTTTTTTACGAACTTCTAATGAATGTGTTTTACCATAAAATGGATTTAATTCGCCATATATGTTTGGCTGTCTTGTTCCTCGAGTTGATTTAATCTCATGCTGAGGGACTTCACTCAACATTTGATCGCTGATAGATGGATTTTCGATGAATTCTGTGTTGAGAATTTCACAGAGTCGTTTAGAGACTTTATAAGTATACATGCTGGCACTCCTTGTTAGTGTTAGAGTCGGTGGATACTAGTAATATCGCGACCGACACCTTTATTTATACAAAAGTGAGTTTGATATGAAAGATGAATTGACTTGGGATGAACTTTTTATTCTTCAAGCAACCTTAATTGCTCAAAAAAGCAAAGACCCATCTACTAAAGTTGGTTGTATAATTGTTAATGATGATAATGTTATACTGAGTACAGGATTCAATGGCTTTCCTCGCGGAATCGAAGAAGATTGGAAAGATCGTTGGAAGAGTCCAGAAAAGTATCACTGGGTTGAGCATGCTGAACGCAATGCAATCTTCAACGCCGCACGTGTTGGTGTTTCACTCAACAATTCTCGTGCATATCTAAACTGGGAACCAAAGCCATGCGCTGATTGCACACGCGCATTGATCCAAGCAGGAATCAAAGAAGTCATCGGACCAAACCGACCATTCTCTGGTAAGGGTGCAGGAAAGCATTACTCGATCGAGCACGCAGAAGTCATGCTGCGCGAGGCAGGAGTCCGAATACGCTATTTCGACCTCCCCCCAGAACTAGGGGAACCCCCATTCTAGGACCGCTCTCTCGGCTCTCTCCTCGGCGAGAGAGGGTGTCGTAAGTTATTGATTTTATTCAAGTTTTTTCTGTTGTGTTTTCCTGTATTTTATACGACAATTGTTGTATGACATACATGAAATACATGACTTCTGGGAACGACTTATTCGGTGACCGCCACACGCTGTGGTATGTGGGCGATTATCATTATCAGATAGAATGCCGTGTTACAGGCAACAAAATCGACCTTCCAGACATGTGTTTCGAGGATGCTCTTCGCACCTTCGAAAGCGTGCTCGTAAGTTATTGATTTTGCAAGAGTTTTTACTGTTGCTAAAAACGTCTAAAAATGCTATAATTGTCTTATGAAATACGAAAACACTGTGAAAATTGGTGACGTTGTCAAGTCTCTTGACTTCGTTGGTGTCAATGACTGTTATTATGTTGGTGTCGTGATCGGCATCAGCGAGATGGACGGCACTTTCCGTGCTCGCACCGTCCAGCGTGTGTGGCAGGGCAATGCTGACAAGAAAATCCTCTCGGATACTTTCGTCGCTCCGTTGCCTGGCAATTCTTTCTTCGACGATCTGGCTGAAGAAAAGGGTGCTGCTCCTCGCGTGCAGGTTGTGTGGCGTGACTCTTCGGTGGCTGCATAATGAACATCGACAAACGACATGGCGGTCCGTATGACCGTGGTTCTGCTGACAGTTACTATCGTCGTCCTCGTCGTCCGCACTTCTTCACTGATGCGACGTATTTGAGTGATGAGATTCCTGAGCGATTCATGACTGC